AGAGGATCTAATACCGTAGTCTCTAATCACAGTAGCGGTACAGCTATAGATCTAAATGCTACTCAACATCCTCTAGCGGCTGTAGGTACTTTTAACGAGGAGCAAGTAAGGGTAATTAACCGTTTATGCCGTAAGTATGGTCTAAGATGGGGCGGTAATTATCGTAACCGTAAGGATGAAATGCATTTCGAGATAGCTCTAAATGCAGTGCAAGTCGAGACCTTGATAAGAGGTTTAGAAATGGAGACCGATGAAGGCGAACCAGAAAAAACAGATCAAGACAGCGCAAGAGGTGGCGGCTTCCTGGGCTCGCGCCGCGCTTAGCGCAGCTTTAGCTTATTACTTAGCTACTGGCGACGTAACGATAAAAGGTTTAACTAGCGCTGCGGCAGCTGCCGTATTACCGCCTCTTATGCGGTATCTAAATCCTAAGGATTCTTTAGGACGTGGATAGTCTTTTAATTCAGCTAGGCGTTATAGCGGCTGCGACCATATCAGGGGTAGCCGCTATATTCGCCTCACGTGCAGAAAAGAATAGCCGCCCAGTCTCTAACGGTTTTGCTGAGGAAGTGTTAGGCGATTTACGTGAGCTAAGGCGTATGCTTTTCACACATCTTAAAGACCACGATCGAGAGGGACAAAATGCAAAAAAGTGTATTCATTGTACCAACCAGGGGAAGGCCACAAAACGCAACAAGGCTTCTTAAAGCCTGGAAAGATACTAAAGCTGTAGCAGACTTATATTTTGTCTGCGATATAGACGACTGGTCGTTACGCGATTATCAAGCGATAGACGACATAAATATAATAACTAATCACATAACCGCCGCTGGTATGGCTCAGCCTCTTAATATGGCTGCGATGCTTTTACTCGACGATACTAAATACGATCGGTATAGCTATTTTGGATTCTTAGGCGATGATCACTTACCACGTACTGATTTTTGGGATTACCTCTTAACATTACAGATACCAGGTAATAGACAAGGAATAGCCTACGGTAACGATTTACTGCAAGGAGCTAATCTACCTACAGCCTGTTTGATGACAAGAGGCATAGTAGAAAACCTTAAAGGTATGTGTCAGCCTAAAGCTAAACACCTATATCTAGATAATTTTTGGAAAAAACTAGGACAAGATATTAACGGCCTGTTTTACTCAGAAAACATAGTAATCGAGCATATGCATCCATTAGCTAGTAAGGGTGCTATGGATGATCATTACGCACGTGTTAACTCGGAGCAGTATTACAGCCACGATAGGTTAATTTACGAGGATTTTATAAACAGTCAATTTTATAAAGAGTTAGTAGTGGCTTTATCGTGATAAATTCTATAACGCCTTTTGTGGCTGTTCGTAATTTACGTCGCAGGCCAGATCGTTTAACACATATGCAAGAGCAATTAAATCGACTTGAAATAAAATATTACGTATTCGACTGCGCCGATGACGTGGGAACTGAGGCTAGTGCTACCTGGTGGAACGCGCATAACGCCTTACAGTTAATACGTTATGCAAAAAAAATAGGCTTAATCTCTTTTTTATCCTTAGATGATGACTGCTTTTTTATTGATAATTTTAACGATCGGTTAGCTAGTTTATGGCCGTTCGTTCCTGATAACTGGGATATTGTATCTTTTGGAGAAATTTATGGACAGAAAAGCGAAATTTATCCAGGTATCGTAAAAACTACTCATAGCTGGGGCGGTCACGCTAGTTTAATAAAACACACAGTTTACGATTCATTATTGGAAAACATAACAGGAAATACCTGGGCAGATGAGGAGATAAACCATAAGATGAAAGAAAAAATAAATTTTTACGCATTTAGTCCATACTTAATAACGCAAATGCCAGGACACTCAGATATAAAAAATTATTATGTGAATAATGATAATTTCCAATGAAAATATTAATAACTGGTCATAAAGGATTCGTAGGCCGTCATTTTTGTTATGCGTTACGAGACCATAACATTACATATGTCGATATATTAGACGGCATAGATGCTAGGGATTTTTTTAGACGCGACGATACTTATTACGATTTAGTCATACATCTAGCCGCCATAGTCGGTGGGCGGCAGATGATAGAAGGTAATCCTTTAGCCTTAGCTGTAGATCTATCTATAGATAGTGAAATGGCATCGTGGGCGATGCGTAATATGCCTGGACATATTCTTTATTTTTCCTCTAGTGCTGCATATCCTGTAGAACTACAGACACTAGAGCTAAAAAGGATGCTTACAGAAAACGATATAAACCTAAAAGATATTCGCCTGCCAGATTTTACTTATGGCTGGGCTAAATTAACTGGAGAGATGCTCTGCGAACATCTAAGACGTGAAGGCCTAACCGTTACTGTACTTAGACCTTTTAGCGGTTATGGTGAGGATCAGAGCCTGGATTATCCTTTTCCTAGCTTTATGGATAGGGCAGCTCGTAAAGAGGATCCCTTTACTATTTGGGGATCTGCCCTAACTACTAGGGACTGGATACATATAGACGACATCGTAGAGGCCTCTTTGTTACTGGCGAGTAGCCGTATGAGCATAAACGTAAACCTATCTACAGGCAGGCCTACGAGCTTTATGGAGCTATTTACCCTGGTAACGCATCGGATGGGCTATAAACCAGCCTTAGACGTCGATACAGAGGCTCCTATGGGCGTCGCCTACCGTGTAGGTAATCCAGCGCTGTTAAACAGCCTGGGCTATAAGCCTAAAGTGACCCTAGAGGTTGGCGTGTCGCGCTGCCTCAGTGTCTGGAGGCAGTAGTACCATTAAGGGGTCTGGAACCCCTCAACCCTCCAGACAAAGGGACAGAAATGATTAATTTCGTAAAAGAGTACACAGATTTATTTATATGGCTGTGTGCTGTAGTTATCTTTATTTGTGGTTATTACATAGGACATTACTACGGTCATCAAACAGGATTCGTACGTGGTCGCGTTGCAGCTCGTAGACATCCATCGCTAAGAAATGAGCAGCGATGACACTTATACAAAATTACGCGATAACCTATGCAGCTTTAGGCTTAAAGATTTTACCTTTAGGCGTAGGAGCTAAACAGCCTCATAAAAGTCTAGCGCCACGTGGCTTACACAGCGCTACAGATGATATAGAGGCTATTACTGAGTGGTTTAAGAGACAGCCTAAGATAAATATAGGCATCGCCTGTAAGCCATCTAATCTAGTAGTACTGGACGTAGATCTACGTAATGGTGGTACTACCGACGGACTTACAAAGACCAGGCGTATACGCACTGGTAACGGCTGGCATTACTACTATCACGCTAGCTCTGAGATGAGCTTTCCTGGTAAATATCGTGAAGGTGTAGACATTAAGTGGAACGGTTACGTAGTAGCTGCTCCATCTGTACACCCTAGCGGATCTATATACCAGGTCGACGATATGACAGAGATAAGACCTATATCTGATTTAGTAGGTGTTTAATGAATCTAAAAGAAATAGCAGCTGAATTAGCAGCTCTAACCGTTATTAAAGACGCGGTAACAGAGGCTACTAACACCTTACGCGAATTAGCTAAAGATGAGCTAACTAATGTAGGCGCTGATATGACTAAGGCGGTAATCGATAATCAAGAGGTAGCCAAAATTACCTTAATTAGTAGAGATGCCTCCTTTGTCGTACTTGATGAAAAGGCGTTAGTAGCCTGGATAACTGACAATTTTCCTACAGAAATTGAACCTAAAGTTCGCGATTCATTTCGTAAGAAATTTACAGAGACGCTAGCTATAACGGCAGAAAACCAGATATTTAGCACGATGACAGGTGAGGTATTAGCTTTTATGGGATTAGATTATAAAGCTCCTTACGTCTCTACACGCTTCTCTCCAGATGGTAGAGAGGTCGTTTTAGAGGCTATAAGAAATCATCGAGTGACTACGCTGCCCTGGTTAAACTTTTATGTAGAGTCGCAAAAGCTAAAGGAAATCGAATAATGTCCGATATAAAAGTAAACAAAATGACAGCAAAAGATTTAGCTCGCAGGCTTAAAGGCTTTTATAAAGATCCCATAAGAGTAGAGCTAGTTAGTTATACAGAAAGTCCAGACGTTTATTTAACAGTAACTTACTTAGCTAAAAAAAATTGGAGGAATTTTAGATGAACGAGGACAAAGCTAAAGCATTACGAGCGCCTTTTAGAGACGATCAAGTAGAGGCAAAAAATGTAGGACAAAGATCTTATAATTTTATAAATCACGCAGTCGTCACCGATCGACTTATATCTGTAGATCCTGCGTGGTATTGGCAGCCTATGGCGATGTCGGATAATGGCTCACCTGTATTAGATGAGTTTAATGGCTTATGGATAAGGCTTACAGTATGCGGCGTAACTAGAATTGGTTACGGTGCATCTGAGCCGCATCAAAAGGGAGCCGATGCGGTAA